GTTTTAAAAAATTAATTATGGATAAAATAGAAAAATCATAACAAGGTGTGGTATAATATTAGTAATAGAGGATTATCTTGACAGAAAAAGAAAAAAAGAATTTTTTGAAAAAATTTGAATTAGGCACCCCCGATGTGTGTTGGGAGTGGACGGGTGCCCTTCGGGGTGGTTACGGCCATTTTAATCTTGATGGAAAAGCAAAAAATGCACACAGAGTTTCCTACGAACTTTTTATTGGAGAAATTCCAGAGGGACTCTGTGTTTGCCACACTTGTGATAATCGTTCCTGTATTAATCCCAACCATCTTTGGTTGGGAACAATAGCGGAAAATAATGCTGATTGTGTGAAAAAGGGCCGAACTGCACATTTGAAAGGGGAACAAAGTCCTCATTGGGGGAAACACCCTTCAGCAGAAACACGCAAATTACAATCAGAAGTAAAACAGGGTGAAAAACATTCTAATTGGGGAAAACATCTTTCTAAAAAAACCAGAAAATTAATTTCAGAAGGTAACAAAGGAAAAGTCTTTTCTAAACAACGCCGAAACTTACTTTCAGAGTCAAAGCAAGGGGAGAAACATCCTAAAGCAAAATTAACGGAAGAACAAGTAAAAGAAATTAGAACAAGTAATTTGAAAGCCAAAGAACTTGCAAAAATTTATGGTGTTGCTAGAAGAAATATTTATGCAATTAGAAATGGAAAATCTTGGAAACACGTAAAATAAGGAAAAATAATAAAACAAGGAGAAAAACAAAATGAAAAAACAAGAAGAAAATCGGTTGAAGGAGGGAAACAAATGGATATCAATTCGTTAGTTTCTCGTGAAGACATTCAGAAGGAAGTGGACAAGAACAAAAAAGGTGGTGGTGAAATGGTGGACTCGCGCTTTTGGCGAATCCCCGATGGCAAATCAGCCATTCGATTACTGCCGCGTTTGGAAAGTCGTGTTCCGTGGAGAACGGTTTATTCGCACCGTTACAACAAATCAGGTGAAAAGTTATTTGGCACCTGTTTGGCGACCTTTAACAAGAAGGATTGCCCGGTGTGCAAGAAATCGTGGAAGATGTGGGAATCAGAGGACAAATCGACAAAAGATTTGGGCTATCAGGTGCGGAAGACCCCGCGCTACATTATGAACTGCTACGTGGTGAGTGATGCGGAAAAGCCCGAAAACAATGGGACGATCAAGATTCTTTCCGTGGGGAAGAAATTGTTCGAACTGATTCTCGAAAATTACAATTCAGAGGACGTAGGGCCCGCAGTGTTCGATGCGACGAACGGTTTTGACTTTGAGATCAATCGCAAGAAATCAGGAGACAATCCCGATTATCCCGATTATTCGTCAAGCAGATTCACGCACAAGAAATACGGAGTCGTGAAAACCTGGAGCGCTATCGAAGACAAATTGATTAACATCGACGAATTGACGAAAGAAGAGTCAGCAGAAGATTTGATGAAGAAATTCTCATTTTTGGGTTTCGATGCGCCGATGACGACACCGAAAGCAGAACCCAAAAAGACTGTGGAAAAGGTGCAGGTGAAGAAAGAAGAAATTGTCATTGACGAAATCGAAGATGATGTTGACAAAGAAGATGTCGATAAAGGTTTGGATGATTTTAAAGACATCGAAGATGAATTGGATGCGTTGTAATTCGGCGCCGATGAAAACGAAATAGGGTTTATGTAAACACCGACGGGTGTCCCTATTAGTTAGAAGGCGTTTAGATAGGTTTTGGCCGTTGAACCAGCTCAGGCGCAAAGCGCTTGAGGTTAGCGCTCGAATCAATTGACCTGACAGCCGGGAAAGACCGGCTTATTTACAAAAGGAGCAGGTGATGGATTTTGAAAAGAAAATTAGGAAGTTGGAAAAAGAAATAGAAAAAGAAGAAAGAATAGGCGGCTGTGGTGCTGAAATGTTAGCCGCTATTTATAATGATGAAATAATACAGTTACAAAAAGAAAGGAGACGAATAAAAAATGCCGAAACAAGAAAACGGAAAGCTGAAGAAATTGGAGGAAAAGACAAACGGAAAGATAAAAGAGGCAGTAAGCGATCTAGTAAAATTACTTGATGCTGATGTCGCTGTTGATGTAGAAACGACAGAATGGATATCGACAGGAATCCGATCTTTGAATTTTCTTTTATCGGGAGATGTTGACAAAGGTATTCCTGTCGGGAAAATGGTGGTTGTGGCTGGCGAGCAACAGTCAGGTAAGTCTTTTTTGGGAGCTAGGATTGCCGCTCACGCACAAAAGCAGGGATATATCGTGATTTGGATGGATTCTGAACACGCAAGTGATAAGAGATTTTTATCTCGACAGGGTTTGCAAACTGACCAAATGATTTTCAGGAGACCCGACACGGTAGAGGATTTCCAGGGGCTTGCAATTAAAGCGTTAAATCGTGCAAAGGAAAAAGGGTGGAAATTGTTTATTATTCTCGATTCTTTGGGTGCTTTATCGGGGGCGAAGGAAATGGCAGATGCGGACGCAGAGAAAATGACGCAGGATATGGGGCTTCGGGCAAAGAACATTCGAACGGCATTCAAACAAATGATTCATCGATTGGGCGCTACCGAAAGTTGTTTTTTCTGTATTAACCACGTCTATATCGCACCAGGTTTTATTCCAAAGAAAGAAATGGGCGGCGGCATGGCGGCGTGGTATTTGGGTCAGATCGTATTATTCTTGACTAAACTGAAAGGCGAAGACGGTATTTTTTCCAGGGTCAAGATAAAATCAAAAAAGAATCGTGAATTTATCGAAGGAAGGTTGACAGAATTCGAAATTAATTTTAGAACAGGTATTGACCCAAATGACGGGTTGATAGATTTGTTCGAAGAATTCGAAGTTGTCAAAAAGAAAGGTGGCTGGTATGTAATCGCAGGCGACGAAAAGAGTTATCGACCAGAGGATATTTTCAAGAATGAGGAATTGTTCAATAAACTTTTGGTAATATTGAAAGAAAAAACCGCCGACTTTACTTACAGCACGTTTGAGGCATAACACAATGCCCGCGTTTGACAATTACTCTGAAATCTTCCTGAAAACATTTTTGGAGTTTTCGGATTTTCGACAGCTTTTCCTGTCAAATTGGAAAAAAGAATATTTCGATACGGCTGAAGAACGAATTTTGTATGCGATCCTACAGGGATTTTGGGTTCAGTCAAACAAACTGCCGACGAAGAAAGATGTATTGCTTGAGGTTACAACCAAAAGCAAATACGAAAAGATACGAACGAAGCTCGTTGAAAAGGTTGAGGTTGTATTCAATCTCGACCTTTCCGAGTTTACCGAATCTTTCGTCCGCGACCAATTTCTTGATTTATTGAGAAAGAAGAAACTGCAATCTGCGGTCAAGAAAATCGTCGATGAGGTCAACAAAACAGGCAAGGTCGACGAATCGGCAATCAGGAACGATATTGTCAAATCGTTGGATGTCGCAGATGATTTGCAGGATATGGGTATTGATTATTACGATGGTGATGTGCTTGATCGAATGAAGGTGTTGCAGGAATTGCATATTTCACACTTTCGCACAGGATTCAACGCCGATCTCGACGACGTGCTGAAACTCAAACGAAAAACATTGGTGGCGGTTTCCGCCCAGCTGGGTGTTGGGAAGTCGTTGTTCTTGAATAATTTAGCGGTCAATATTTCACAACAGGGCCATAATGTTTTATTTCTTTCTCTGGAAATGGATGCATTTGATATTTCCAAACGCCTTGACCGGATTTCGATGGGGTTTCACGAAGATTTGTATTTTCAGTCGATGGATCGTGTCGAAAAAGAAATGATCGAAATGAAGAAGGATCACCCCAAACGTGGGAAGTTGTTTATCCGTGGTTATGCACAAAGAAGTCTGGCGCCGTTTCAAATTCGTTCATTATTGGAAAGATATCGCTTGAGAAATGTCGGCATTGATGTTATTTTGTTGGACTATCTTACGTTGATGCGCCCGAATAAAGTCCAAAAGAACGATTCGATGTATCTGCGCGGTCAGGATATTTCCAACGAACTTTGCGCATTGGCGAAAGAGGAACGATGTTTGGTGTTCACTGCGCTTCAGGTGAAGTCGGAGAGTTACGGGAAGAATAAACAGGGTGCGGAGATGGTATCGGAATCCCTCGCAATTCCGCAAAATCTGGACACACTCCTAAATATGGTTGAGATCATTTTAGACGACGGAGACCAAAAATACTTCGCAATAAACTTCGAGAAAACAAGGGACTCAAAAAGAACAAACAAACACATATTTCTAAAGCTGGAGGACAATCTGCGCATAATCGACACGACAGAGGAGGAAAGAAAAAAATTGGACGAATTATTCAAAAAGAAAAAATCAGCATCGACAAAGGCGACCTATCAGGCGTCGACCTTGGAAATTTTATGAGTAAACGAAAAC